CCCAGCGCCTCGTCGAACATCGCCCAGCGATTGGTCGGGCCGATGTCGATCCAGAGGCCCGAGGCGCCGAGAGGGTCGTTCCCCGTGTTGCCGTCGGCCGCGCTCTCATAGATGCGGTGCGACGGCGCGCGCAGGACGCGGGCGCCCATGGTGTAGACGTTTTCGACGGCCCACGCCGGATAATCGTCCTCGGCCACGTTACTGGCGACGAGATTGGCATCGGCCAGCGTGACGGGCTGCAACAGGAGCAGCGACGACGCGCGACCGGCGGGGGCAGGGTCTTCCCCGGCATCGGGAACGGTTTCGGTTTCGGCCAGCCCCTCGACCGTCAGCGTGCAATAGCTGAGGGGCGGCAAGGCGAGGTCGATCTCGAAATCTTTGTAGAAGCCGTCGAAATTCAGCCAGGCGAAATCCTCGCTCGCGATCCATTGCGCGGGCTGGGCGCGGAGGTCTTCGAAAGCGCGCCGCACGTCGTCGACCGTGTCGGAGGGCAGGGCGAAGCGAACCGACATCCGGCGCGAGAAACCGCGCTCGACAACCGTCGTGACGCCGAAATCGTCCGTCTCACGGCGGCTGTAATCGACGATGCTGATCGTCGGCGTTGTTCCGGTGGTGCCGAGGTCGATTGCCTCGGCACCGGCTGGAATGACCTTCACGCCGCTGGCACGGTCGAAATCGCATCGCCACCGCTCTGGGCGGTGACATCTTCGAGCTTGCGGGCGGTTTTGGCCGTGCTGGCAGCAATCGTCGCCAGCGCTGCCGTAAGCTCCGCGCGAAGGGTGGCAGTCTCGGCGCGCAGTTCGTCGACGCTCGCCGTCGTCTCGTTCGCGGCGGCGGCGATTGCGGCATTGCTCACCGGCTGGCTCGCCGCTGCGGCATCCAGCAGCGCGGTATTTGACGCAGGCGCGGCAACGAGGCCGTTCGTCAGTTCGAGGCTGGCGGCGATCTGGGCGCGAATGCGGTCAAGCTCGGCACGGGTGCGCGCCTGATCCTGCGCCGCTGCGAGAAGGGCCTGCGAAAGCTGGGGCAGGGTCTTCGCAGCGTCGATGTCGCCACCGCGCGCCGCCGTGGTGGCGACGTTGAACTGGCCCATCAGCGCGGCATAGGTGCCCGCCTTTCCCTCGGCGGTCAGGCCCCGGATGCGGCGCACCTCTTCCATGATGCTGTCGCTGACGCCCTGCCACGCTTTGCGCAGTTCGTCGGCCGCCTTCGCGGCGGCCTGCGCGTCCTGCATCGCCCAGATTTCCTGCTGGAGCGCGCGGTTGCTCGCGTCGAGCTTGGCGAGTTGCAGCGCACGCAGCGCCGCCGTGTCGCCGCGCAGTTCGAGCATCTGGCGTTCGAGGTCGGCGCGCTCGCTGGCGATGTCCGCTGCGGTCTTCGCGCCAGCCATAGCGGCTTGCAGGTCGCCGAACGCCGGGGCGAGTTGCAGGAGCGTGGCATAGGCCGCGCGGCCTGCCTCGGTGTTGAGATCCTGCGCCTCGACCAGCGCGCGGAACGCGGCGAGCGAGGCCGGCATCGTCAGGCCGAGACCTTCGAAGACCTTTGTCATCTGGCCCATGCGCGCTGCCGCTTGCTCCTCCTTCGTGTAGAAGGCCGAGAAGTACGAGCCAACGGCATCGGTGAAGTCCGACACGCTGTCGAACTGATCGGAGAGCGCCATCTTGACGTCGATGCTCATTCCGACGGTGTTGCGGCCGAGCATGTCGAGCGAGGCCGTCACAGCCTCGACGGTCGACGACACGCGCACCAGCGTTTCGAACAGACCCTCGCCGACGGTCTGGAACCGTTCGATGCCCGGGAACGCGGCTTGCGCCATGCTGTCGGCGGCGGCGCCGAAGACGGCGGTCAACTTCTCCTCGATCTGCTCGCCGGTTAGGCCCTGCAGGTCGATCTTGCCGATATTCAGCACGAAGCCGTTGAGCCGCTGCTGAATTTCGTTCGTGGCCGAGCCGAGGGGGCCGGCCGCCGCGAGGATCGCATCGTTGAAGCTCTTGAGGATCAGCGTGAACTGGTTCTCGAGCATCGGGTCGGCGGCGCCGTACTGCGTCGAATATTTCGTGCCCGCGCTGATGCCGAAGAATTTCTTCTTCTTCTTGATGTCCGAATAGACCTGCGCGTCGTAGCCGCCGGCAAGGATGTCCCCGAGCGACTGCGCATCGCCGAACAAGCCGCTGCCGATGACGGTCGTCTTCGTGCCGAACAGGCCTTTGATAACGCCCTGAATGCCGCTGACGATGCCCCCGATGACCGGGATTTTCTTGAGCACCTCGCCGAGCACGCCGAACGGCGCGAGCGACAGGACGTTCCCGAGGGTACTGGTGTTGAACCCCTCCTTGACGCCGACGCTGGCATTGAGCCCATCGGCGTTGCGAACGAGCAAGCTGGCGAAGCCCGCGATATTGTCCTCGATCGTGCGCAGCGATCCGGCCATCTGGCGCGAATAGCCGAGCATCAGGGTATCGACCTCGCGAAGCTGGTTGATGGCGCGCGTGATGCTCTCGCTCTGTGCCGCGCTGTCGCCCAGGACTGTACCGGTGCCCGTGTTGGTCGGGGCGGGTTCGTTCGATTTGCCGCCAGAGGCGAACCCGAGGCTCGCCATGACGCCGATCATCGCCGCGACGGCGGGGAAGGCCCACGGGCCGAGCGTGGCGAACATCTTGGCGGCGCCAGCCGCGACGTTGACAGCGGTATTTGCGAGCTGGACGATGGCGAACGCCTTCTCGGCCGCCGCCATGGCTTTGTAACCGTCGCTACCCTCTTTGAAGAAGCCCTTCGCAGCGTTGGCCATGTCCCCGTACATGCCGATCTGCATGTTCTGGGTGGCGAGGTTGTATTTCGCGATCTCGCGCTGCTTGGCGGCCTCGCTGTTCGCCGCGGCAAGGTTCTCGCGCAAGGTGGCCTGCGCGCGCTCCTGATTGGCGCGGAAGTCGGTATAGATGGCGGCGATGTCGCCGATCGCGCGACCCTGCGACCCGAAAGCATCCGCCATGCTTCGTGCGGCGTCCTGCACGTTGCGGGCGATCAAGTCCCACTTATCGGCTGTGAAGTTCAGCGCGTCGTTATACTCGCGCTGCGCGTCGGCGAGATCCTCGGTCGTCGTCGCGATTTCGCGCTGCTGGTCGATGTACGCCTGCCGCATTGCCGGGTCGGAGAATTGGCGCTCAGCCTCCTGCGTCGCCTTGATCGTCGCCAGCGCGATATTGCGCTCACGGTTGGTCGCGCCGATGAGGCGTAGCTCTTCGCGCAGCATCGCAAGCTGCTCGTTCCCGGAAGTCTGCGAGGAATTGAAGCGCGCCTGCTCTTCGGATTTGCGCATTTCCTCGCGCACGGCCTGCTGATCTGCGAGGGCGGTCATCGCCTTCATCGCTTCGTCTTTCAGACCGCGCTGCTGCGCCGCCTCTGCCGCCTGCAATAGAGGGAGATCGGCGAGGCGGTTCTGCACCAGTTCGGCGGCGCGCTCGGCGGGGACATTTCCCGCAGCGACCTGCGCATTGACTTCGTTCTGAATGCGGACCTGATCGCGCATGGTGGCAGTGCTTTTGGCCGCGTCCGCAACGCGCTGGGCGATGGCGACCTGCACCTGACGACTGACGATAGCCTCGATGTCGCCACGCTTTTTGATCGCGTCCGATTCCGCCTTGACCCGGGCTTCGGCAATCAGCGCGGCGGCGCCCGAAGCGTTGTAGGCATCGACCAGCGCATAGAGGTTTTTGATCTGCGCTTCGGTCGCCTCTGCGTCGCGCTGGAGACTTTCCGCGTGACGGTTCGTCTTTGGCTTGTCCGGCTTGCTGGTGTCGGGCTTGAACAGCGAGCGGTCGAGTGTGCCGGTGTCGAGGCTGCGCTGCATCTGACGCGCCGACTGGCCGGCGGTGAAGGAATCGCGGGCGAGGTTGAGCGCCTGCTGCAGGTCCTCATATTTCTGGTCGCCCAGCGCCTTTCGGTCAAGCAACGACCCGGCGGTTTCGAGGGGCATACCGGCCGCGACTGCCTGAACGAGACGTTCGTAGCTGCGGGCTTGGGCCTCTTGCCGGGCGAGCCCTTCTTCAATGGTCGCGCCGCGACCGGTCCAACTCGCATAGGCACCCAAGCGCTGAACCGCTCGACCGAGAGGGGTAGTGCGCCCTACGCCCGCATCTTCAAGGGCCGTATCGGCCTCCATTCGGGATTTGCGGGACTGTGCGGTGAACGCCTGCATCTGCGCGTAGATATTGTCGCGGATTGCCTGCGTATTGTTGATGATCTTACCCGTCGTCAGGTCGAACATCTGGCCCAGCACGCTCTGCGCGCTGGACGTGTTGTCGGCGGCGACTTGCAATGCCTTGTTGGCTTCGACGTTATCGAACATGCCCTTAGTGAGCATCCCGATCCCCAGCGCAGCCGCGGTGATCGCGAGGCCCCACGGCCCCATGAAGAAGGAGGCGACAGCACCGGCCTTTCCGCCGACATTGGCGAACTGCCCCGCAAGCTGCGCGCCCTGCACAGCAAAAGCGTTGATCGGGTTCGCACCCATCGAAACCTGCGTGATGAAATCCTGCACCTGGTAGGATGCGCCCATCATTGCCTGTCGGTGCGCCCCAGCGCTGGCGCCGCCGCGCAACAGGGCGTCATTCGCCCCGTCAAGTGCGGCCTGCTCCATCCGCAGTTTCGCGACATAGTCGTCGAGGCTAATCGCTCCGGCGCTAATGAGCGTCCGCGCTTCCGCCATCTCTGCGTTGAAGCGCTGCTGCGCCGCCGCAGCCGGATTGACGCTTGCAACAAGGCGCTGGGCTCGCGTCGCAAGATCGGCCTCGGCGGCGGCAGCGGAGCGCGCTGCGGCCTCCTGCTCGCGTATTGCCTGCGCGCCCTGCCGTGCGCGAGCCTCGAACATCTGATGCGCGAACGCCGCCTCGCGTATTGCCTGCGCCTCGCGCTCGACTGCGGCGGCGGCGGCGCTGTGCGCAGCGACAAGCGCCTCTTGCTGGCTACGCAGGCGCCCAGCCAATTCGGTGAGACCGGCCTGCTCGGCAGCAAGCGCGGCGGTTTCGACCTTGGTTGCTCGGATTTCGGCTTTTGTCATGCCGAAGGTCGACGCCTCGCGGGTCAGTTGCCGCACCAGCGCCTCGCCGGTCTTTTCGGCCGCAGCGCGTTCGCGAGCGATCGACCGATATTCCCTGGTCGTGGCGTTACCGAAGCTCTTAACCGCTGCGATGGGGCTGCCTAGGTTGACCATATTGCCCGTCGCGCGCTCGATCGACGCCGCGTCCGCGATGATGGCGGCCTCGGCCGTGCTCATCGCGCGCTGGAGCTGGGCCAGTTCGTTAAAGCTCTCCTCAGTCGAGATCGCAAAGCCAATCTCAAGGGTCGGCACACCGTCGGTCATAAGCGCGCCTCCCTTGGAAAGGGCCTCGAAGCTGCGAGGCGTTGGCAACGGTTGAAATTGGCGCACTGCAAGCTTAGCCTCCCCGCTCCAAAAAACGGGGTTCGACTCATGTTAGGAATATTGGTGTTCTCGGCAGTTGCAGCCGCCAGCACTGGCCAGCCTGTCTATCTGACTTGCTCAATCATGGAGAACGCGACCCCGACCGTAGTTGACTTTGCGGTAGACGAAGCAGGTCAGCGGGTGACCATTCACCAGACTGGCACTGGCAGAGTCGTGACGCGATCGGCCGTGTTCTCCCCGACGTCGGTGAATGTGCCCGACGATTTATCCGTTTGGACCCTAGACCGGGTATCTCTTGAGGCTCGTCGGCAGACGACGATCGGCGACAAAACGTGGGACCACAAGGGTGCCTGCAAAATTGCAGACACCCCTCCCAAGCGAGCGTTTTAACCGCCCGATCAGCCCAACAAATTCCGCAGGTTCGCTTCCTCGACCTCGCGCTCGCGCGCGGTGACCTCGGTTCGGATGGGCGAGGGATAATTCTCGCTTTCCGCCTTCCCAGTCTCCGCCACATAGGCGAGCGACAGGGACCGTATGAGCCGCGCTTCCCATGGGGCGAGGCGGACCCTCGTCGCGTGCTGCCATTCGTTGATTTCCCGCCACGACAGCGGCGATGGCCCCATGCCCGTGCTCTCGGTCATTCCGATCTCGATGAAGAACGAGATCAAATGCGGCATGGGATTGGGCGGCATCTGGGGAAGGATGCCGTCCTTTTTCATCTGATCGCGGCGGCTCAGCGGCTTGGACTTCTCCGCCGCTTTCGCCCGCTGCGACCCGGGCGGCGGCTTAGGCGTGGCATTGAGCCACGCCATCTGCCGCACATAAAGCGTCAGTTCGCGGCCGACGCGGCCTTGAACTTTCCCCAGTCAGCGAACGCCTGTTGCACCTGCTTCTTGATGAAGCCGAGCTTGCGGTCGAGATAGACCGCCTGGAACAGTTCAGCGCCTTCGGCATCGCCAGCCGGCGAATAGCTGAAATTGATGAAGCGGCGGGTCAGCGTTGCGAGATCCTCGGCGGCATCTTTCAGCGCGTCCTCCGGGGCAACGGCGGTATACCTGCCGTCATTGTCCTGCAGGCGCTTCACGCTGCGAGCAGTTTGGCGCGATTCGACGATGCCAGCGGCATCGCTGCCCGGACCCCAGATTTCGATCTGGACGGGAATTTTGCGATCGGCGTCGGTGTAAAGCGGCTCGCCGGCCGCGTCCTTGACGTGAATGGTTGCCGTATCGGCAACGGCCTGACTGAAAATATCCATAGTCTTGTTCCTCACGGATTGGCGCACCGACCCGCCGCGCGCGTGAGGTCGCACGACGGGCCGATGCAAGGGACCGGCTCAGAGCCGGAATTGGGTTGCGGGATTAGGCGGCGTCGACCTTGATGATCGGCGTGACGATCTCGACGGTCGGCGCGGCCATGATGACCGTGTCGGCGCCGTCGATGCTCTCGGGATAACCGAAGACGCGCGCCTGCCAGTACCGCTTATCCCCGTTGGGATAGGTGGCGCAGAAGGCATAGAGCGCGTGGTTGGTCGGTGCCGAGGCGGTGCGGAGCAGGATTTGACCGGCATCGGCCTTGTCGTGCGCCATCGTCGGGCCGAGCGAACCGTAGTCGGTCGAGCCCTTGTGCTTTTCCTTGGCGCCGTTGAGCGGCTGAAACTCGACCTTATTGGTCGTGGCACCGATCGCACCGATTTTGTCGATGCCGCCGATGGTGGTGTAGGTCAGCGCGGCATAACCGGTGCCGTCCTGCGTCGCCGGAACGCCGGCAGAGATAGCGAGCGTCGTGCCCGCGGCAGTGGAAGAAGCCATGTCATTTCTCCATGATGGCAGAGCCGGGCGGGCCGGCGGTTATTCAGCCCGGAGCCGGGCAGAATTTCAGGCGTCAGTCTCTCCGTCGGGCGCGGT